AATAATAATTGAAATTATATAAGTATAAAAAATAATATAGTGTATATAAACATTAAAGATGAGTGTTAAAAAGAATTTTACAGTTTATCCAATTCAAAATAAACAAATTTGGTCATTGTATAAGAAGCAACAAAGTTCTTTTTGGAGAGCAGAGGAAGTCGATTTATCAGGAGATATGAGAGATTGGGAAAAGTTAAATAGTAACGAACAATATTTTATTAAAAATATCTTAGCATTTTTTGCTGGTTCTGATGGTATTGTAAATTGGAATATCGGTGATAGATTCAAAGAAGATATTAAACAATTAGAAGGATTATACAAAGAAACAAGTTATTTATATAATTATCAAGCGATGATAGAAGACGTGCATAACGAGATGTATTCACTTATGTTAGATACTTATATCAAATCTAATGAAGAAAAAGAACATTTATTCAATGCAATTGAAACTATACCATGTGTAAAGAAGAAAGCCGAATGGGCGATGAAATGGATTTTAGATGAAAACTCTAGTTTTGCACAAAGATTAGTGGCATTTTCAATTGTAGAAGGTATCTTTTTTAGTGGTTCATTTTGTGCAATTTATTGGTTAAAGAAACGAGGATTAATGCCAGGATTAACATCTGCTAATGAATTTATCGCACGTGATGAAGGTATGCATACTGAATCAGCATGTGTATTATATAGTTTATTAGAAGATAAGATACCTGAAAAAATTATACATGAAATGATTGATGATGCATTGACAATAGAAAAAGAATTTATTACTGAATCAATACCATGTGATTTAATTGGTATGAATTCTCCTACGATGTGTCAATATATTGAATTTGTAGCAGATAATTTATTAGTAAATTTAGGATATAATAAAATATATAAAGTAGAATTTCCATCTACATTCTCATTTATGGATGCAATATCAATTCAAGGCAAGACTAACTTTTTTGAGAAACGTCCAACAGAATATCAAAAAACTAGTATAGGAGCAATTAATCTTGTTGATGATTTTTAAAAAATTCTTTACTTAATTTATGGCAGAACATATAAATCAATTTAATAAACCTAATTTAGTAGATTATACATTAATTCAAAAATTAAATCAAGGTTATCATCATCATGGTAGTATATCACGTGTTCCAAGTTTTTTTCAAAAAGCAGGTTCATTTTCATTTAATTTGATTAAGGAAAATTTATTTATGTCGATAATTTTATTATTATTAGTATTATTTTTAGCATGGTGTTATGTTGAAAAGAAGAGACAAGATAAGATAGTAGAAAAATTATATCAAAGAAAAATGGCAAAAGTAATGTTAGAAGAAGAATTACAATTATTTACTGATATTCCAGCAGAATTAAATATTAATGATTTGTTTAAAGATATTAATAATGATTTAAATTCACCTGTAAGTAGTGCAGAAATGGCAGTGGTACCTGCACCAGATACAATACCAATTATACAAGCAGAACAAAAAGCTCCGTCATATCAAACAATGCCAAGTAAAAAGAGAGATAGACAAATGTTAAATGGAATGAATCCAACACCAGTAATTCCTTCTAATTCAGCAAATAATTATATGGACGTAACAAATTTTAATCCAAATTCTTTTATGTTATTATAAAAATATAAATTAATATATATTTTATGGTTATTCATAATAATTTTTATAATGATATTACAATGTTAATTATTTATGAATTTATATATCATACTCATCCAATATGGTTTCAATTAATTGTAAAATTAATAAATAATTTAATGTATAGAAGAAAGAAAATTTTTTATATAAATAATAATATAAATTTTATTGAATTAAAGCCAGTAGCAATAACGGTAGGTAATATTTTAATGTTTATAGGATTAATAAATGTAAGATATTATAATATAAAATTTACATATTTAAATAAAACAATATTTATAGAAGGTAATCAGCATCATGTGATAGTGAACTATAATTTTTATAATATGATAAAAGAAGATAATATATACAAATCAGAATTAGTAAAAATGTATGAATTACCGATAAAGAAATATGATAAACAAGAATGTTTAGTATGTTTTAATAATGAAGGTATTTTAGTAGGATTATGTGGTCATCAAAATATATGTGGAGATTGTTTAGAGAATTTAGATAAATGTCCAATGTGTAATAGTAGTTATATAATAAAAAAGAGTAGTTTATTAAAAACTGAAATATTATAATTATAAATTAATATAGTTATATTATTATAAAATGAATACGCAAATTAAAAAATATCAATCAGACCCAATTGCTTTCATTGAAAAAGCTACTGATGATCAAATATCAAAGATAATTTTATATGCATCAAAAAAATATTATAATGATGAAGAGGTGATGACAGATGATGAATTTGATTTTTTAGTGGATGAATTAAAAAAGAGAGATCCAACTCATCCAACATTATCTAAGATTGGTGCACCATTACCAAAAGTAACTGAAATTAAAAAAGTAAAATTACCTTATCATATGGGTAGTATGGATAAATATAAATTATCAGATGAGAAGCAATTTAAAAATTGGTTAACTAAATTTACAGGACCATATACAATAACAGATAAATTAGATGGTGTTTCTGCATTATATCAATGGAAAGATGGTAAAGCACATTTATACAAAAGAGGAGATGATATGATGGGTTCAGATGTAAGTTTTTTGATACCGTATATTCCTAGTTTAAGCAAATTAAAATTAGGAGAGGAAATAGCGGTACGAGGAGAGTTAATTATTTCGTTAGATAATTATGATAAATATGAAGGGGATAAAACAAATCCACGTTCAATGGTTGCAGGATTAACAAATAAAAAAACTATTGTAGCGAATGATATAGCATTAATTGATTTTGTGGGATATGAGATGTTATATCCTAGGTATATTCATACAGAGCAATTAAAGAAAATAACTAATTTAGGATTTATTACAGTATATCATACATTATTAAATACGATTGATTTTAATAAATTAATTGAATTATTGCAAGATAGAAAGAAAACAAGTAAATATGATGTAGATGGTATTATTATAACAGATAATAATTTGCATCCAGTAACAGTAACAAAAAATCCAGAATATGCATTTGCATTCAAAGAATTACCAGAGAAATTAACAGCAGAATGTAAGGTAATTGAAGTAGAATGGAATATTTCTAAAGATGGATATATTAAACCAACGGTATTAATTGAACCAGTTAAATTATCAGGAGTAACAATAAAACGTGCAACTGGATTTAATGGAAAATTTATTAATGATAATAAGATTGGTAAAGGAAGTATTATAGAGATTACTAGATCTGGAGATGTCATACCACATATTTTAAAAGTGATTAAAGCTACTAAAGCAGATATGCCAGATTTTGCGTATAAATGGAATGAAACAAATGTAGATATTATAGTTGATGAAAGTAAGAACAAGAATAAAGAAGTAATTAGAGAACAGAGAATTAGTGAATTAACATATTTTGTGACGCATATGAACATGAAATTTTTAAATGAACAAACAGTTGCTAAATTATATGATTTAGGATATGATAATATAATAAAAATATTAGAATTGACTAAAGAAGATTTAATGAAATTAGATAATTTTAAAGAAACAATGTCAGATAAGATTTATGAAAGTATTCAAAAAAGCATAGAAGAAGTGAATATTCTAACATTAGCTACTGCTTCTAATTTATTCGGTCATAGTTTTGGTGGTAAACGGTTGAAGAAAATATTCGAAAATTATCCAAAGGTATTTGTCTGGATTAAAAACAAGTCTCGAGATGACATTGTAAAAGCAGTGAAAGAATTAGAAGGATTTGAAGATACACTAGCAGGTATGTTTGCAGATAATATAGGAGAATTTGAAAAGCTAGTAATGAAGTTACCAAAGAATATTCAAAATAAAGTAATGGAATATCATGGTAAAATAGAAGTAGTTGAAGATAGTAATATATCAGGAAAAACATTTGTATTTAGTGATTTTAGGAATAAAGAATTTGAAGAATATATTGAAAAGCATGGTGGAAAAATAAGTAGTAGTATATCAAGTAAAACAAATTATTTGGTAACTACAGAAGATGCAATAAAAAAAGCAACTAATTCCAAAGTAGTGAAAGCGATAGAATTAAATGTAGATATATTAAGTAAAGAATCATTTGAGAAAAAATTTATTAAATAATTGACATATTGTAAATGATGATAAAATAGTCAAAATAAAATTTACTTGAGAATGAAATTCATAATTTATAGTAGAATTAATTATGAAAGAGATGAATAATATAAATAGTGTAAAAAATATAATTGCATAATGAAAATAAGAATCATAATTATTGATAGTTTTTTTTAATTCTTCTATTTTATTATAATGTTCATCTAATTCATTATCAATAAGGTCAATTTCTTTATCATGCTTATCTACAGTAATTTTTAATTGTTCTAATAAATCATTTTTCATTTCTTCTGCAATTATAACACTCATTTTTTATTATCAATTATTTAATAATAATAAATAAACATATCAATTTTATTAATCTCTAATAGCATAATGGGTAATGATATTATTAATCTGTAAACCATTTAAATATTGAATTAATTTATTAAATAGCTCGACTTTTTTAGAAGCTTGAATAGAATGTTGCTCCTTAAATTGGTAAAGAATATTATCAACTTTATATTCACCAGCACCACATCCAATAATTTCCCAACCATATGGAAAATTTGCATCATCATAATTATTAAAAACATCTTCACCAAGTGGTGTTAAAGTATAATAAATATATAAAAATTCATTCGGATCAGATGGATTATTTGGGTTCATCATCTTGGTTAGTTTATATCATACTGATATCCATTGCAAAATCTTTTTCAATTTTTAAAACTTTTGATTTAGGTAAAAGGCATAATGTAGTTATTTCTGATTTTTGGTTATATAATCTATCAAAAATTAAAGATTCAACAGTTTCAGGCATTTTTTTATATAAATTAGAATTAACAAATTTTTTACATTCATCTAAAATAGTAAGTAAATCATCAAAAGTATATACTAAAATATAATAATCATTATGATGCAATGTTTTTAAGGGTACTACTTTTTTAATATTAATAATTAAAGTATGGATTACATGAGGAACATTAAATAATTCTTCTACCATTTCTCGAATTGCATTTTCTTGATATGTTTCATTTTTTTCTCTTTTCCCACCAAATCCACCAATGAAAGGTATAGGTTTAAGATGATGAAAACCACCTAAAACATGAGTATGATTAGTAAATAAACATCCAGCACCTATAAATTCTGTAACTATTGGTTTAGG